TTGTAGATTTCATCAACTCGCGTGTTGAGTCTTTTAATCTCAGACAACAAGTGGGTAATGACATACCCAGACAAGCCACCGACTATTGCCAGTGTTGCTAGGTAAAGGGTAAAGAAATCGGATTGTGTCACTTTTTAGGAGTCGCATATCCAAAGACACCAGCTAAGACAGCCCAAAGAATTGCGCGGTAGTCAGCTGCAAAGTTAGTAGCAGCCCAAGCTGATAGGAATGCTCCAGCAGTTAGGACATAAGGGTTCTTCATATTCATTAGTTTGCTCCTAGCATAGGTATCTGAAAAAACTCACCCAGAAGGTCAGCTTCTTTCTTAAAACTGACATGCATGTGGTGAGTGTGTTTGTTAGCCCCTGTGTATTTACGCCATTTCCAGTTAAGGACGGGAGACGCAATCCTGCCGTTAAAAATAATGTACGAGATGCGCTTTTCTGCCTTAGACTTGCAACTGATTCGAAGCTGATCTGCAAGGTCTGGCATGATATACGGCTTGACTCCAGCACCGAATAGCTCTGCGTCAATGTCAATGGCACGAACCCAACCCTGCTCATCTGGATTATGATCAGACTTACGAGCAGCGTGTCGGGTATCACCGACCCAACCATCCGATGCCCTATCACGATCTGGGAAGGAATCATCTAACTGCTCACGAAGCTGTATAGCAGCTTTAGATAAACGCGGCTTCATGAGTAATCATCTCAGTCAAGTGTTCCACTTATAGCCCAAGTGCGGATTTTAAGTCGTCTAACGATAAGCCTACGCTTGCCAATTTTTCATCTATTGTTTTTTCTTTTTCTGGCAAAGGATTATCAATTGCCGCTTTGACTTTTGCCCAAGTCGGCTTTGGCCGTTCATCTAGCCAAGTAATGTTTTCAAAATCTTCACCACTAATGACATATTTTGCTTCGGGCACTAAATCTGCAATTGCTTTGATAATTTTTTCGTGAGTCATTATGCACCTATTTCCATTAAAGTGATTGTGCTGGCGTTTCCACCAATTTGCACTTTAACACCATTTCCGTTGAACTCATTTTTGAACTGAGTTTTGTAAGTTGTAGCAGAAGTTGTTGCTGGTGAATCCAAATAATTTGTTCCACTACTTCCGTATAATTCTAAAGCAGTTCCTGTATAAGTCTCATAAACCGAAAAAGTTATTAAATCAGTTGCACCACGCATTAGTTTGATTGTGTTACCGCTTGTAGCATTAGCACTAGTTTTTGCAACTCCTGCTTGATTGACAAGAACTAAGATTTTACTAGTTGCAGATGTTGGAGTGATTGTTGCCGTTAATCCAGTATCAGCAAATGTGCTTGTATTGTTTGTTGTTGAAACTGAGTAAGTTGCATTGACCACTTGTAAAACCTTACCGCCACCGCCTGCTGGTGTAGCCCACTTTAAGCCTGTTGGGCTGACTGTGGAATCCGCAGTCAAGACCTGTCCGTTTGTTCCAACAGCAAGGCGAGATACTGTGTCAGCAGCAGTGCCAACAATCAAATCAGCTTTAGCATCAACAATAGTCTTAGCAACCATTGTTCCCATAGTGGTGTCAATAGCGTCACCTAATGTGCGAATTGCTAACGCACCATTTTTTACTAGGTCTGTGTTGTCTGGCTCTGGCCAGCTATAAATTGGGCTCGTTGCCATTTAAGATAGTACTCCTGTCGCGTTGTTCCAGATAAGTGTAGCATTTGTGGTTGCCCATGTTATTGTGCTAGGCAAAATTGTTTCCCATTGTGTTGTCGAGAGTGAGAACTCTGTAGCTGTGATGTAAAGGGTTAAATCCACAAAAGTAGGGGTAGCGCGTAGGGCTACATTCTCCACAAAGCCCTCGAATGTGCCACCCAAAAGGTTGGAAGGCAGATTCTGAATAAGGACAGGCTCGCCAAAGAAGATAGCAATTAGATCATCAAGCATGGCAGATGGCATATCTGGGTTATCTAGTCTAAAGGTAATTGCTCCCAGTGAGGCTTTGGCGGTCTTGCGTAGATTAAGTTCTCTAGTGGCGATGTCAGTGATGTCGGCAAGGTTCTTGATGTTAGACTCGAATGAACGCTCATAGAGGCCGTATGCGCCTATAGAGTCGCTATCAGAGGCACTGTAGGTTGAGCCATAGGCTGTAGAGTATTTATAGATAAGGCTATTGCGGATGCGAGCAATCTGTGTCTGAGAACTAATACTGCTAGGAGTTGCATAAGCTGCATCAAGGTAGGTGTAGCCATTGTCTGAAAGATAGTCTGAGCGATGGTCTGCATCGTCATAATTAACAAAACCATCTGCTGATTCATAGATTTGGCCTAGTGCGCTGTTAGCAATCTGATCTGCTAGGGTTTGGCTTTTGGCCGTAGCAGATGCCGCTTGGCTTATCATTGTGTAGAAGCCTGAGTCAATAGTGCCGATATAAGTCTCGGCTTCATTCCATGTGGTTGTGGCTGGATAAGTAGCCCATGTAACAGTGGGGGTAACTTCATTCCAAGAAAGGTTAAGAGCTGCACCCAAGATGGCTGAAATCTGTGCGCCATCTAATCCTTCTGAAAGGGCTGTATTGTAAATAGCCTTAGTCAATTTAGCCAGTGAGCCAATACCCAAGATTGTGCCTGTAGTGATGTAGCCAGATTCCTCTGGGCTTCTAACGCCAATAGAGAAGTCTGAGACTTCACCACCAAAGACAGTGATATAAGTGCCAGATGTATTCTTTAACTCTAAAGTAATTGGCTCAGTAACATTGATGGTGAAAGGCGAGCCATCTGTATTGATGATTTCTACTCGACAGTAACCTGCTGTGCATTGGCGGTCAATGTCTAGCCGACCAGTGGCATAGGAAACAGAAGTGACAGTTGTATAAACATCATCACCTACTGTCACACGCCATTCTGGTAGCCATGTCATTATCGAAGCCTTAGAGTTCCACGATCTACAGCGCCCTGCAAATACTGGTCTAGAGTTTCAGCAATGGCGTTAGGGTCTCCCACGCCGGTCTGAATAGTTATGTTAAAGCTGTTGAGAGAACTGTTAGCAAATGCTGCTGCATCTGCTGCATTCTGTGCATCTAGCAGGTCAGCCATTGCATTGGCTCTTCTTGTAGCTGCATCGGCAAACTCTAAGATTGCTGCCGTTGATACGCCGCTTGTAGGAATCTTTTCTACAAAATCTCCAATAGGGATTCCAGAAGCACTAGATCCGCCTGTGCTTGTACCAGCACCAGTTATCTTAGGTTGTCCAGTCATACTGCTCATAGCGTTTAATTTAGCAATAGCAGCATCTAGATTGGCAAGGTTGATTAAGTCTTTAGGCTTAAGACTATCAAGAACTGATTTGATGTCTTTTAGTTTTATATCTTGCAAGCCTAAAGCACCAAGAATCTTAAGATCAGCATTGAGTTTATTTGTAGCCGCAATAATGGCTGCTTCATCCTTAGAAGCAATAGCATCTTCTAAGGCAAGAATTGACTTTTTAACATTGAGGCGGGCAGTGTCGTTAGCAATCTGCAATAACTGAGCCCCAGTAGTTGCCTTACCTAGTTGTTCTGCCTGAGATGTAAGAGCTGCTGCAATTTGGATTTTGTCCATGTCAAAGACTGACTCGCCTTTGAGAAGGGCTGCCTCACCCTTAGCAATAATTGCTTTGGCTTTGTCTGCTGCTAACTGCTTATTCTTGAGAGCTAGTCTTTCACGCTCGCGCTTAAGTGAGTCCTTTTCTAATTTAGCAAGGAGTTCCTGTTGTCGCTTCTGGGTCAGAGTAAGCTTAGTTTCTTCTTTCGCAAGAGGGATATTTACATTAACGCCAAATTGCTTACCCACAAACCCTGAGAAGATTTCTCTAGGTAGTTTTTTAAGATTAGCAATTAGCGTTGGAATGACACCAATAGTTCTGCCAGTCTGGACTGTGACTTTAGCAAGTGCGCTGGCAATAGTCTCAATAACATAAGCGGCATCTGAGGCATCTGTGCCACCACCAATGAGGGCAAAGGCATCAACTAACCCGCCGCCGATAATCTCTGAAGCGTTAGATGTTGCAACACTAAGGACATCAAACTTGTAGGCAGTAGTGTCTAGGTAATCCTCAGCTGCGCCTGCTGAACGCTTAAGAATAATTCCAAGAATCTCATTAAAGGACTTAGATTGTAACTCTGCCCTAGTAAGACCAGTGTTGTACTTAGTCAGACCCTTTGTAATACCAATGTAACCTTTGCCAAGATCCTCAGTGACAGTTGCAAGATCCACGCCTGATGCTCGGCTAATTGTAATTGCATCATTGAGAAGTTTTTGAGATTGGGTCAATGAGCCTGTAGTGGTCAATAGACCCTGAAACGCTGGACGAAGGATGTCATCTGCAACTGCTGCGGATCTTTCTAGATTCGCAATGTAGTCAGCGATGGCTGGATTAGCAAAGCCAATGCCTAGATTCTCAACTGCTCGATTAAGTCGAAGGGCTGCTTTTTCGTCATCTGCAAAGGCTTTGACTGCTGCTTTGCCATACTGAGCAATAGCTGCTGCACCAAATGCTAAACCTAAACTACCTGCAACCTTTTTGGCAGTTCCAGATAATTTTCCTAAAGCAGTTTCAGCTTGCTTAAATCCTTTAGCATCGAACTTGGATGCAATGTTAATTACTTCTTGATAATTCACGCTGCTCTCCCTAATGCTCCAGCTCTAGATCTCTTTAACAATTCTAATTCTGCTGTAGTAATTGCCTTATTGACAATGCCTTCTGCAACGCCCTTGTTCTGAGCCCATGCTCTAAAGATTAAGCGACCACGACCCTTGAGGCTTCCTGTAAGTGGAGGCATAGCAGCGATAAATTGTTGCCCAGCTTTAGGGTTGCGAGAGTGTGAATACTTTTTACCTGCTGCACCTTTGACACCGACCCACGGCTGGCCTTGTGCGCCGTTACGACCAGCAGACTCATAGATAGCACCTGCGCGAGAATTGTTAAATACCGAAGCCATAGAATTAAAGCCTTTAGCATTTCGCTTTGTAACTGCTGTGCTATAGCCAATCTTAGATTTGATTGTTGAAGCAGAATATGTAGGGAAACTACCCTCATTAAAGAATCTATCAGCCCAACCGCTTAAAGGTGATTGAGACGGTACATAACCCCTAGCTGTTTGTGCTATTGGGGCAAGCCCGCGCTTTAGTTCAATCTTAAGAGACTTCTCTAAATCAGGAGCGAAGCGGCGCAATGCTTTGCGGAGGTCAGCGTTTCCTCTTAGTTCTATTTGCATCGCTCACCTCTTTCGCCTCATCCTTTAGCCCCTGCACAAGTGCATCGAGCATGGTGTTATCTAATTCCAATAGTGCTTGTGGCGGGATCTGCAACCTAATGCTCAATCGAGCGATTAGGTAGGTGAATGGCAGATCTCGCTTTATGCTAAAGGGTCAGAGTCTAGAACCTCAACACTTTTCAGTGTCTCGATAAACTCCATCCCAAAAGGCTTTACAGTTTCACCTGTCCTGCGGATAACCTCATGAGCCAAAAGATAGACATGTGACTGTTTTTCTTCTTCACGAAAAGCACGATGAAAACCCATTTTAGTCTGTTGCTCAAAGAAATACTCCACTGCTGGTGTAATTTCTCCTTCAACAACACTTCCATCTGTCTTAGTAATCTTTAGTTTTGCCATTGGTTAGCCCCTTTGTTAGTTGATTACGCTGATGCTACAGTGATTGTGCCATTAACATTCCATGTCACAGATTGTGTGCTTAGGTCTGCTACTGATCCATTGATATCTGTAGTGTTGTTAATTAAGCAAGTCATTGTGTAAAGCGGATTAGTTGCAGATGTTGCACCTGATGTCTGCTTTACTGTGACTGTTGTTGATGTTCCCCATGCAGCTTGCAAAGTCTGTAGGACTTCGCTTGTAGCTGTGTCATTAAGGAAATCGATTGTAATTGATGATGCTTCTAGACCTTTAACGAACTTGTGACCTGAATCACCCATCGCTGTTACTTCTAGTTCATCAAAAGAACGATTGATTGTTACTGATGTTACATGGTCAGAGAGATCCACCGCATTAACAGTAAGAACTACTCCGTTGTTTAAGAATACTGCCACGGCTTATTCCTCATCTTTCTTGGTTGCTGGCTTTGGTGTTGGTGCTGCTGTTGGTGCTGCCTGACCGATTTTAATCAAGAAGGCTTCCAACTCTTTATCGTAATCGGACATGCTTAACTCCAACTCGTTAGGATTGATACGGACATCTCGCAGCTGAGCAAGTCTCCACTTGCAGCATTGAGAACACTAGGTGCGCTTATCGCACTTACATTATAGACCAGAGATGATGCAGCAAGGAGTGCAAACACACTAACTACTGTGTCCTCGATGCCGTTAAGGTTGCCCTCATTATCAAAAAGTGGCACTGTCATTACAATTTTAAAGTTAGCCATAGGGCTAATAGAAATCTGAGAGTTATTATTAGGTGTCAAGTATGGATCATCGGGTGACACAATTACAGAGTTAGCAAGGACTGTTGCTGGTGGAAATGCAAAGGTCTGCCACTTAGCGTTATTGACTAGGGCAGTCGCTAAAGTAGTTCTGAGTGTAGTAATGGCAACTGGAGGCATTATCCGACCATTGAGCGTGGGTCTAGTGCGTGGGCTATCAATCCTCGCACCTTAGCGAGAAGCTGTGCGCTCATTCGATAAGGGCTTGGCTGGAAATCGACAAGGTTACTGCCAGAAAGGGTGGCTGTACGCGCTTGCCAGATTTCTACAGATATCATTAAAGCTGCTTGCTGGATTGCCATGTCAGCCGTCCAGTCTGTAGATGGACTTATTGTAACTGTGCCATAAGGTCGCACTGCATGCTTAGGCTCTGCTGCTGGTGTTCCTGTTATTGCGTAAGAAATTGAATAATCGCCAACTTCTGTGATTGTCTTTGATCCATTAAGATGCGATTTATTATTAGTTACTACAACTGTCTGACCTACATAAAATGTGTCTTTGACAAGTTCATCAAAATATAAAGTGCCTACTGTGGTCGTGTTGCTGTGTGCCACATTAAAATTAGTATCTGCCCATAACATTGGAAGCAAGACTGCATCTGTTGCATCGCATACTTCTTGAAGGGTTGCATCTGGATACAATGTGCCTACGCCTAGTGTTGAGCGTAATTCTGCAACTGTTGTAAGTGCCATGATGATCCTTTCTAAAGACTCTAGGGGTCAGAGGGCTACTGACCCCTAGAGCGACTTAGTGTGGCTTACGCCTTGTTATTCTTGAATGCGCCTGCGCCGACCTTAGTAGCGATTGCTCCAAAGCCGTAGTAGCCGATAGTTACCTGTCCTGCTGCGGTTGATTCTGCGCGTAGGCGGTAGGTAGGGCTCTCATACCATGTGTATGCATCTGGATTCACAACAAGGATTGTTCCATCGCCATCGCCTGCGTTTGTTGGATCAACATAAAGGTTAAGTCCTGCAACATTACCTGTTAGTGATGTTGGAGTTACTACACCGCCTGCGTTCATTGGCTGTGAAGCTGTGTAAATTGGACGGCCTGCATCGTTTAGAGACATGATGTTTGACCATTGTCCTGT